GTTTGATCTGCTTTAAATGTACCACTTGTTGAATCAAAATACACTACTGAATTGTTGACTTTGTTGGAATCATTTAAGTTTGTGCCAGTGGCACTAAACTGTGGTCCTTGCGGACCTTGAGTTGTAACTGTAACAACGCTGGTATCGCCATTAACAGTAACAGTATTTCGTGTGGTTGAAACATTAACAGAACTCATGTTGTAGTGTAACCCTCGCTTACAAATATTGTACCCTCTAAATAATATTCTTTGGCTCCTGCACCATTAATTAATAACACGTCATAATTTAATATCTCAGGAGTGAAGGTAGCAGTTTGTGTATCAGTGAGAGTAATACTTACCGATCCAATAGACCTATCGGTATATGTAACTCCAAAATCAGCATATTTAGTGGTGCGAGTTTGATCCCAAACCTGTGCAGCAACAGTAAACCCTGTTAAATTTATAGCGTTATTATCGCCATCTTTAAATATCAAAGGAATTGTATGATCCGATCTTCTCTGAAGCGTGAAGTTATAGATCCCTGGTTCGATTGCCATAGTTATAATTTAATAATGTACATTAACGCTATGTTACTAGGTCTTGATTCGTTTCCTCCAGCATTATTTATAGTAATACCAACTGATCCAGACATAGATAAGTTACCACTTGTATTAATAGCTTGGTTAGTATCACCACTAAAGTTTGTTGCGTAACCAATTTGATAACCCTGACCAGAACCAAGTGTAATCGCTACGCTTGCTATAGAAGGTTGTAATGACAATTTTCTAATACTGTGAGTATGATTTGCACCTGATACTGTAATACTGTTGTTGCTATAGCTATGGTTATGACTTTGGTTTTGACTACTTTGACTTGAACCAATACCCCTGTTACTGTCAGTTCCCGAATTACTAGTATTTACACCTCTAACAAATTGTCCTCTTAAATCTGGAACATTAAAGTTGTTACCTGATCCTCCATATTTATATTGAATTAAATTAAATAAAGCAGTATTAGCACTTTGCGTTTTATTTAATGACTGACCATTACACTCAACATATCCAGTAGGAACCGCAGTTTCAGGCATACAGAATATTGCACCAACTGGCACACTACCAAAGGTTGCAAATGATAAAACTCCTGACCCATTAGTTTGTAATACCTGGCCATTAGTCCCGTCTACTGGTGCGACAAAAGTTTGACTGCTTGTTACTGTTGCAGGAGCCTGTATTCCTATGAAATGACTATTATCTGAATCTGCAAGCCTTAAAGACCTTATTGCTGAGTCGCTTTTAATAGTTAAACCATTAGCATCAACGTCAACTTTGTTAAATCCACCAGCAGCAAACGATAATGTATTTGTGGCTGATTTGAATATTCCAGTGTCAGAATCACCATTAAAACTAAGTGCAGGGCTACTAGCATTATTTGAATTTTCAAGAATTAACTGGCCTTCCATTGGAAACAAAGTTCCCCCTGCTCTAGGTAATAAACCTAAATTTGCCTGATCTAATTTACCTACTTCATAAAAGGTTGCTGCATTACTATCCGTTTGAAGAGCTTGATCTCCACCACTTGTTGCTCTAATTAATAATCTTTTAGGATTTGTAGAATTATCTGCAACAAATTCTGCTGGTAATATTGTTCCTGCACCATCTAACGGTCCAAAATTATTGGCAGCAGTAGCCTTTAAAGTATCCTGCATATCTTCTCGGACAACTTGCCCAGAAGCATTTGCTATATTTTTATCGCCTCTCTGAAATGTGGACATCTAAAAAATACTTTCTTCTATATTACACCCCTTTACCATAACCGACAGCTTGAAACGTAAAATCTTTAGCTATAAAACTATTACCATTTTTAATTTTTATATTAAAACCTGTACCAGATATACTTGAAAGTACGAAATAATCTCCTGACGAAGCATTTTCTATTGTTATACCAATAGATGGAGGAAAAGCATTTACTCCTCCTAAATTTGACGTTCCAGTAAAAAATGAGTTTGCAAATGTAACTGTTGTGCCAGATGAAGAAGTGCTAGAAGTTATTGGAGTTGTTCTAACTACATTTGAAGAATCTATATATGATCTTTCTGTTCTAGCTTCAAAAGCAGCAGTCACTCCTAATTCTTGTACAGAAATATTATGTGCAACGGATTCTGATTTTAACGTGCATCTAAATTTAAAACCTCTTCCTTTATAAGTACCGTTTGCAAAAGTTTGGAATCCTGTGTAAGTAGGAGATCCAGAACTAGGGTCATCTTGAGTAACATTAACAGACAAAGAAGCACTAACATCATCTATTGCTGGACCATCAAATTGTCCATCAGTAGCATAATCATCCCAAAACGTTCCTGCTGGTATAAGATTATCTATTGTATTAACAAAAGCAAAAGTACAATTAGAAGATGATATTGCATTTCCAGTAGCTAAAAACTGAAAAGTGTTAGTAGTAACAGCCACTATTCTATTTACACCACTTGTAGCTCCTCCTGTCAAAACAACAAAATTAACATAATCACCAACAGATCTTCCATGACTATTGCTTGTTATTTCTATAACAGTTTGACTTTGACCACTTATAGTTGCAGTTGTTCTTACATAGGTAGCAGTGATTGTTTGACCACCAAGAGCAAAACCAATAGCTTCTATAAGTCTTTTTAAATTGACAGAATATACAGCCCCTAAGTCCATAGTTACTGCAAAATCATAAGTACCTGTTAAATTTGCTGCTGGATTAGTTAGCTGAAGTCCACCACCAACCACTGAGGTATTAGTTTTTGTACCTCCAAATGCGGTTGGGTCAGTATCTTCTCTATCTTCTAAAATTCGTACACTATCAATAAGATCAGGTAGATCAATAATTACGCTTGTCGCATCTTGGCTAAAACGACCACCATCATCCTGGAACTTTAAAATATACTCTCCTTCCAACGCTGGAACGTCTGCTAATGTGCTGTTTCCAGCAATAGCTGGTATTAAATCTACAGAGTTTTGAAAAGTTCCCGATCCATCTGTTTTAGTACTGTGTCTTAAAAATACTCTTCCACCGTGAATTACGTCTGGATCAGTAGATAAATCCCATCTTAATCTTATAGATTTATTGTCTAACGGTTCGTAAGATAAATTTTGAACAGGATTAGGTCGTCTAGTTTTACCTTCAGCATTAAAACTTATAAAACTTGGTTCAGCAGATAATTGCAAAGCTGCATTAAAAGAAAATACTTTAATTTCATAAGTACCCTCTTGACTATTAAGTATTTCTATATCTGGTCTAAATACTATTTCACTTATCCAGTTTGCATTATTAAATCTATGTTGTACAAGGTACTGACTGACACCTGTTCTAACTTCCCAAGACGCAATTATTTTTGATACAGCTAAGTTGTTTATAACTACAATTCGCTCTACAGCAGCAAGTCCACTAGGAGGTGCTTTTAACGCATTTAGAAGCGATATATTTCTTGGAGGCAAACTAATTCCCTGCTCTATATTGTCATATTTTCCAGCTATATAAGTTAGAGCAGTAATCGTATAATTTATATCATCTTGTTCTTCAATACTAATAACTCTAAAAGTTTGTGGTTTTACCGCACCAGCTTGCCCTGGGCTTGATGGTTCACTAGATAACATCCATATTGCATTTACATTAGGAACAGCACTTAAAGCTGTAGTTAGAGTTATAACGCTTCCTGTAACTGTACACGCTATTTCTTCTACATCACCATCGGGTAAAATTACAGAACATTTTTTATTGATTCCAGCAAAACCAGCTAAGTCTTGATCGTTGTCCACCGTTATAGCAGTTGTAGTTGCAGATTTTATTCTTCCTGATCTTCTAGACACACTTCTTACTGGATCGTTTATCTGAATAACACTTCCAGGTCTTACGATTGCACCAGCATCAATAGAAGTTGTAAATGTAACTGTTTCTGATTCCTGTTGTTCACTAAATAAAATTGCTTTTGCAAGTCTCTTTGCTTGACCTCTTGATGTACAGGCAAATGCTTTTACTCTCTTAACTACTGTGCCTAACTTTGCAATAGCAACACTATCTTCTTCTACTTCATAATCTATTTCTCTACTGTCCATATTAAAGTAGCCTACACTTACAACTGAATGTCTTTGTCTTAAACTACTTCCAGAATATGAAAATCCTCCTTCTCCTACGTTTGATAAACTAAATAAGTAACTAGGATCAGTTGGCCTATCTTGTGTAAGAGTTATAGTTCCTGTTTGCCAAATAGGAAATGCTCGCATAACCCCAGATAGTTCATTTATTAAGTCAAATGCTTCTGAAGATCCTTGAATACTTACATTACAACTAAATCTAGCCTCTTCACTTCCATCTGCGTTTGTAACTATTGCATTTGCATATCTACTGGCAGCAACATAACCAAATAAATCAATATTTTCATACAATTTTGCATCAGTTGACTGATCTGGTGCAATCTGATCTCCTAGCCCATAACGTTTATTAGTCAAAATATCAAGCAGTATCATTGCAGGACATGAACACCAAACAGCAGCACCCATTGTTCCGTTAAAAACATAATTTTCTGGGTAATTTATACGGCCAGTTGCTAAATCAACTGTTGGTGTTAAACCACCATTTGCTGCTGGTATTCTTACTTTTATTCCACGAATACGAAAGGCTCTTTGAGGTACAGAACTAAACTGTTGAGAACTTAATCTCAATGTAGAATAAGCACAATCTGGGTATGTCCTTACATCGTCAGATATTTCTTCCATTCTTGTAACAGAAAAAGTATCCTGTATTTCATCTGGGTTACTATCGACTGTTACTCTTACAACTCTTATCTTTGCCTGACTATAAGTATCAGGAAGATCTATCCGATACTCTTTAGAATATGGATCAGCACTTCTACCTTTTATCGTATCGGTTAATCTATCTACAAAAAGACCACCATTTATCTGCCTTTGAATTTTTAAAGTAACTTCTGTTCCTAAAATATCTCCATTAGTTTCAAACTTTTGTAACGATCCAAAGGTTACTGTTACCTCTACCGCATCTTTATTAGCACTTATGTCTGGGCTATCAGCAGGACCAGGATTTCCACTTTGAGTTACAGCATTAGTATGCGTAGGTGTAATACTGTTACTTTGTTTTGTTAGTACAGCATTATCAACATTCCCCACAGCAGTCTGGTTACTCGTACCAAATCGAGGTTTAAAAGTTACATCTTGAAAACTAAAATCAGTTGCCTGTAAGTTTCCTAACTTAGTTAAAAAATCTGAATTACTTAATGTAGGAGATACATTTAATACTGACGTATTGTTTAAAAATACATCTGCAAGACAGGCATTATTGTAATTTGCGTTGTTTTGAGCAATACCTCTTTTAGATGGGGTTGCAAAACCCTCTATTTCACCTTCAGACAATAAATCTTGAACAGTAGCAAATTCTTTACTATTTAAGGTATCTTCGGCTCTTACTGGTTCTCTTGGTTCTGGTGGCCCTTTGGCTCCCCTAATTATTTTGCTCATAATTTAATTCTCCGCTACTACTTGATGAGTGTCTATTCCTGCTGAAATAACAACCGATCCAGTGACTATTTCCCCATAGCATAAAGGAATACTGGTTCCTGCCCTTGATGTATTTTGAATACCACTAAAGCTAAATGATATTCTAGGATCTTCTTCGTTACTAAAGTCTTTAGGTTTAGGAAGAGGAAACAGTAACTCGGTAGCACCCTGTAAAGCCAAAGCCAGTCCTACATTTTTTACAAGCCCTATAGCACCTAAATTTTTTGCTATAGCTGGTCCGAACACTCCTCCGCCTGCTGCAAACCCTACTCCCAAAAGAACAGCACCTAGCAGTAATTTTCTTGTACCTCCTCCAGATCCAGTTATAACAGGAACGACATTTACATCTGCTTGACCTATAGGATAATTTAATTCACTTTCATCAATGTCATAATCATTTATAAGCACTTGATAATATCTATCTGCCATGTGTGCTTCTAGTTTAGGAAAATTAGTAACTAGAAAACGTATAGCTTCTGCTGCGGAATTTATAACAGCGTCAAATTCTTTACAACCTATAAAGTCTGCTAATTCACCATGTAATTTAACTTTTTTCAACATAGCGATACCTCTTACCAGTACATTTTAACAACCATTCAGAGTAAGGCTCTCTACAAGATAGTCTATCTGCTA